AATTCAGTATATCCTACTCCTATTAGATTAGTAACATTAGATTGCTTAATACTTAATGTTCCACCATAAGTTGAATTATCGCCAATTACTTTTACTATATTAGATGTAAGTGAAAATAACCCTAAATCGACACTTGCAGTTGCTCCTGTATAAGGTACATAACTACTAAGATTACTTGTCAATGCTATCATACCACTTGCATCTGGCAAAGTAAATGTTTTTGCAGTAGTTAAATTTGCTCCATTTAAAATTGCCTTTCTTGTAGTAGAGGCAGTTGTAAATAAAATTGATAAATTATCAGTTGCTTCAGAAAACAAATTAACTCCAGTTCCGCTTCCGTATTGTGAACCAGCAGTTCCAGTTACCATATATAATGCTCTTGCTTGGTTGCCTGTTGCATTGATTGTTAAAATACTATTAAAAGTGCCACCAAAAGCCGTAAAATTATTTGACCCTAAATCAACATCTGCATTTGCTCCTGTATATGGAACTTTACCATTAAACGTACTCCAATCCGTTGAACTTAACTTACCAGTATTTGTAGCCGAAGCAATAGGTATGTTAAAAGTATGCGTAGCCGTAACACTTGATATATTAAAGTCAGTTCCGCTTGTTCCTGTGCCAAAAAATTGTACTTGTCTTGTTAAGTTATTTAACGAAGTCAATCCCTTTGAGAAGGTCGTTACTACTTGACAAAGATGTCCGTTTTCAGTATGTAAAGTAACAACTCTACCATCAACGTTAACATAGATTCTAATTGCTATTCTATCAGTTATAGTTAAAACAGTTTGAGAAACAGGGATAGCAAAATAATAAGGACTTAATGTTGTACCATTAGTTAAATACTCGGGAACGCTTTGACTACTTCCTATCAAAGTAAAAGTAGTGCCATCATATTTATAAACTTCTGCATAAACAAAAGGATTATGAGCATTAGAATTTACACTAAAATAGAACTCACAATTAAAGTTTCCACCTGGCACTTCTAATAAAGCAGGATCATTGGCATCTGTTATGTAACTCGCCACATACCCATTTGCAGAAATAGTAATATCCGTTCCCGCACCGCTTATTGGGTCTTTACTTAATTCTCTATAAGCAACACCGCTAATAGTACCTTGACTTACACTTGAATTTAGATAATAAGATACCGAACTTCCCCCTCCTGTTGATGTTGGGAAATCTGCTAAAGTACCATCCCCTCGTACATATTGAGAAGCATCGCCATCTAAAGCAGTTATTACCCCACTATTAGCCACTACTGGACCTTGTATTGTCCTGATCTTCGCTTCTCCTGATACCTGTAATTGTGAACTCATTTATATCTATTTTATCTATTTGAAAATTGCTCTAACAAACTCATCAGCTTCTAATGCTCTTGCAAAGGTAAGAACTCCTGTAGATGAGTTAAACGTCACATTCTCACCTGTTGGTGCACCTGATATTAATATAGTTCTAACCTCTAAACCACCTCTTGTAACTGAAAGACAACTTGTGCCAATCTGAGTAGAGAATGTGATTGTAGTTTCACCACCAATTGCAGTATATTGTTGCATAGTTACGTTTGAGCTTTCTATTACTACTCCTGTAGGTGTAACTTGTGTACCTGAAACTGTGTAAGGACCTGTACCTTGTAAAGACACACTATAAGTAGATGCACCTTCAACTGGACCACTCATATCTAAATTAACAATATTAGCAAGACCTGTAAAGACGCTATAACCTAAAGTTCCTGAACCAGTACCATTATCATTATCTATTTGAAACTTAACTATGATTTGTTCCTTAGTTTGTAGCTTGTTAAGTAAGAATAAGTAAGAATAATCATTAAGGGCTATAAAACCATCAGCAGATATATTCCAGCTAATCTGAGAGCCTAAGAACTCTTTATATGATGCACTATTTGTAGTGGTTACCTCTACCTGATCTACACTTGTGTTAAAAGTACAGTTAGTAGATGCACCAAAAGGAACACCCAAAGAAATGTTAGTAGTAGTTATACCAGGATTAGTTGACTGAGTATATAATGTTATTGCATTAGTTGTAGTACCTAAGTAATTTACCTCTATAATGATTCTATCTGTAATAGCTAAGACAGTATTAGTTACTGTCATATTAGTATTATATATAATCTTACTAAGAGATGTTAGTGTAGTTTCATCCGAAGTTGCCAATAAGGTAGCTGTTGAACCAGCATATTTGTATAGCTTATATTGTACTTTAGCACCTGCAAAGGCAGTAGCTATAGAATAATAAGCTGCTATGCTCCAAGTACCAGCAGTAATTTCTGTAATACTAGGATCACTAGCATCTGTTATAAAAGAAGCTATTACTCCTGCTCCTGTTTTGTTAAAGTTAGTAGAAGTGCCAATAATGTCTTCAGTACTTAACTCTTTACAAGCAAAACCATTTACGGTTATCCCTTGATTAATAGAACCATTAAAATAATATTGTTTGTTTGAATCGTATTTATATAATACTATGTTAGTTCCATTGATTACTGATGCCATTATTTCCTAGTATTTAAGTTTTTGAATATATCTATATCTATAGTTGTGCCATTGTAGTTAATCTTCTTTAATACTGAATCTTGTATTCCTTGCTTTAAATCCCATTTAAAGGACTTTAATAAGTAAGTATAAGTATTAGTGCCATCGTAAGAATAGGTAAACTTACTGTTTAACCAATATCCTATGCTTTTAAATTGACCTTCTAATACAGTTTGAGTTTGTACTTGGTCCATACCAATATCTTGAGCAACTAAAGTAAATAACTCTGTACTACCTGATGTTGTTCTACCAAATTGATTAGCAAAACCACTATTATTACTTTTGGTGTACATTCCAACATAAGAAGAAGCTGCTACATCTTTAGGCTCATTTGCAGCTCTAGCACCTGAATCATTATTCTTAAATATATCATTGTACATAAAACCTAAAGCAAAGTTATCACCTTCTTCTGGTTTAAATTGAGAATCCTTGCTACCAATTTCTCTATATGAATCGTAATTATAAATCTGTGATGAAGGTCCAGTATTTTGTACTAAGAAATAGTATAGTTCTAAAAATGGACCTACACCTGTTTCTAATGGTCTATAAACTATCACATCTAAAGCACCATCAATAGGCACTAATATTTGTTTAGGAAATCCTCCTGGCAAATCATTAAGATAGACTGTTGTTGTTGTAAATTCCCCACTATTATTAAGATACTGTGCAGCAGAGTTATCGGAAGGTATAATTCTTACCCAATATCTAGCCGTACAGTTAAACTTGTAATCTAACCATCTTACGTTTAAATAATCACCTATTTTTACATCATTGTTAAATGATCTAAATGCCTTATTAGTTTCACCTGCACTTGTAGTAGTATCTGTCGTAAATAAACCGCCATTTGTAGCATCAAGCTTTGTTCCTACCATTCCTGTTTCAATCCATGCATCTGCATTGTTGACACCTGACCATGATAAAAACCAACCATTAGCAACAAGTTGCTTTACATTGTAAATTGGACTAAACTGAGTATAAGACTTTTGTGCTCTGTTAAAGCTAACTAGTAATGATTGACCAGTTTGTTTATAGTTATTAGAAGCATCTATAGCAACCGTAGTTGTATTACCTAATGTTTGTGTAGACTGAAAAGTTCCTGCACTATTGTAAACATAGTAAGCAATAGTAGCTTCTCTAGTCAATGCACCATAAGCAGTTAAATACCATTTATCTTCTCTGTAAAAGCATTCCCATCCAAACCTATTACACATATATTCTAATATGTCATAGTAGTTTAAATACTCACCATATTGCTCCATTAGATAGTTCTTCTTTATAAACATATTTTCTATGTTTCTAGTAGGTATGTTTGCGGTTTTATAGTATTCGTTAATCCATACATCTAATGTAAACTCGGTCTTGCTAAAACAATCAATAATCAAGTCTTTAACACTTACCTGATCTTCTGAGTTAAAGCCTATACCATCTACTAAATTAAAGTAATATTTCTTGTTCTTAGTTCTAGCTAAACCATCAACAAAGGATAATAACAAGCTATTAAGGTTTACAGGAGAATATTGTACGCTATCAACAGGTATAAAAAACCCTCTCCATATTACAGTTCCCCATGTATAAGAACCATTATAAGTTCCCTTTGTAACAACTATCATATAGTCATTATCATCAGCAGTAAAGAAGTCTTGTAATAACTCAGCATAATTAGTGCTTTGAAATTCGTTCTTTACTATGTTTAAAGTTGCTCTTGTGGCAAGTAATGGTGTATAAGCATTCCCATCTGTGTCTATAGTTTCTATGATAAAAGGACTATTAGATCCAGTCAATGGATATATAGTTGCACTAGAATAGCCGTCTTTGTAAATCTGAGCCCTATAGACGGTGTTTGTTGCATCAGGTATAGCATACACATCATCAAATATAATCTCGTATTTTGGGTTTATAAATGCCATTAGAAAGTATTGTTATTTGTTCTACCTGCCTTGTTCATTAATATTAATAAGTCATTACCACTTATTCTAGCTTCTAAAGTTCCACCACCTGAATCACCTATTAGTGATTTAAGTTTATCTAATGGGGCTACAACCTCAGGGTTATGACTAGCACCAGGATATTCACCCATAAGACCCATAGTAGGTCCTGATATGATACCACCGTTAGCAAATGCTTGTGGTCCTCCAGTATCTTTTTTCTTGTTTATTTGTCCTTTTAATGCAAATCCTGCTGCAACAGCAGCAATACCAATAATTAATCCTGCTTTAACTTGACCTGCTTCAATAGCTTTTTTAGCAGCTTGTACAAGAGATGAATATAATATTAAAGCTTTACCAATTCCAATTAAAGCATCAGCTAATATATTACCAAGTATTCCAAAGCTAAACTTACCAGTAGTAACTAATTCTCCTAAACTTTCACCTATTCCTACAAATGCATCTTGTAAACCAGTTGTTAAAATATTATTAACTGTAGTAGTTACATCACCTAATCCAGTTAAATTACCTTTTAATTTTAAAATAGCAGCATTAATAGCATCTAAAGCTTTTACATTACCTGCTGCAAATACTTGTGCAAATTGTAATTGTACAAGTTTGTTTTTTATATCTTCTTGTTGTAATGCTACATTATTTCTATTAAGACGCATTTCTGCTTTAAGTTGTGCATCTAATGTGGCTATATAATTATTTGTATAAGTAACCTGGTCTTTTATTTTTTGATCATCATAAGACTTAGTTAATTGTTTTTGTCTTTCTTCACTTTGTTGTCTTATAGCAAATTTTTTATCTTCAATACTTTTTCTAAAGTTTAATTCTTTTTGCTCATAAGTTTGTTGTATAGTAAATAATTCATCTAAGGAAGCACCTTTAATTGTAGCTTCCATTAATGCATTAACTTTTTGAATATTATTTAATTTAAGAAAATACTCCTCAGCTCTAAAAATACTATCCTTATAAAAATTAAATTGTTCTTGAGCTAAATCCTCTAAATAAGTATTTGTTGTAGGCTTTGCGGTCTTATTTGTTTCTGTTTTTTCAATTTTACCAAATTCTGCACTTAATTTTGTTGCTTCAAGTAATGATTTAGAATATTTATCAGTTAAAGTAATTAGTTCTTTGGCATTTGCAGCTTTTTGAGATTCTAATTTAGCAATTTCTGCTTCTACAACTCTTCTATCATACATTACATCAACAACATCTCTAGATGCCATAGTCTGTTTACCAGTATATTCTAATAATAAAGCATAACTCTGCTCTTTCTTTTTATCAATTTGTGCTTGTATTTTATCAGTTTTAACTATATTATTAGCAACTTGATCCGAATACTTTTGAGCTACAGCCATGTGTATTAAACTCTGAATATAACCATCAACACTTTTCTTAACCTTTTCAGTATTAATATTAGCAAGAGTTAGTTTTTGATTATGTTCTCCATATAATTCATTTGCTTTTTTTAATGCCTCATTTCTTACATTATCTGTTAATGTTGCATTATTGGCTATATCTATATAAGCTTTTAATAATAAACCTTGTTGTCTTCCAGATTGAGTGCTTTGTAAAATCTCATCATTTAAACTAGCCTGTTCTTCTTTAAGTTTTTTAGAAGCAGAAGCAGCTTGTCTAGTTTTTTCATCCCATATAGTCAATGCAGCGATAACCGCAGATATGCCTAAATAAATAGGACCTGTAACAGCAGCAAATCCACCTAATAAAGCAGGAAGGTTGTTTTGAATACCCCTAAAACCAAATGGCAAATCCTGAATAACTAAAGCTAAATTAGTCCATTGTTGATTTGATTGTTTTAAAGAATTACCAGCTTTATTTATAGATGAAGTTGCGTTATTTAACGCTTTATCTGTATCTTCTACAAGTTTTTTAGTTTTATTAATCTTGCCATTAAAGATTTCAACATCTTTACCAAGAATTTTAGATAATGCATCGGACATTGCCTTTACACTCTTATTAAACTCGGTTACGTCTAAATCAATCTTAACTTTAATATTCTGATCAGCCATTTTGCTTTATTGGTTTTACGTTTTCGTATTTTTTTAATACGTCTTTAAGTTCTTCAGGTGTCATTACCCTTTGCTTTACAAAGTTACGATTATCGCAGTCAAGTTCTAAAAGATCAGTAGGCTTAACCTTCTTTTTAGTTTGCATATTAACAAGGACTGTTGTTTGCCACCTAATTTTAACCCATTCTTGCTCTTCTTTATGCCTGTAACCATACCAAACAAAGTCTAATTCAGCCATCGTCATATCCCAAAACAAATGGGGAAGCACTTGGCACTCCCCCATTGTATATCTTTCAATATCAATCCACTCTAATTTTTTTTTACTGCGCCTTTAGTAGCTTTCTTTGTTTCTTCTAAACCACTACTTAAACTTTCAGTTAAAGACAAAATTACTTCTTGAAACTTACTACCACCAATACCTCCCATATCATCAATCCAGTCACAAGCATCTATATCTGTATAACTAGGTGTTATGCCTTTTTTATATAAAGGATATTCTGCTGCTGATATAAGCAAGTTAGTAATAGCTTCAAGAGAATCATCTCCACTCAAAGCATCTCCTATTTCTGACGGTGCAATACCTTGTAATTTACAAAATCTCTTTAAAGACCATGTGCAAAATTGCAATTGTATTCTATCGCCTGAAGTTAATTTCAGTTCGTAATGTCCTCTCATATTTTGGTGTTTTTGGTGTTATTATGCGTTAGTAGCCTGAGTCAATGCTCCTGTTCCTGTAAAAGAAACTGAATATGTTGCTGGAGATTCCATATCAGCAGTAACATCTAAACTTTCTATAAATGCAAGAC